GCGAGGAAGGTCCGATGCTTTCCCGGATATGACCTTAATTTTTTTTCGCGTTTCGTTACGCCCAGCCCGGTACATCAAGGAATTTATAACAGATTGGAGGCAGACCGGATGACAACAGAAATGAAAATGGAGACACGAAGCCTGGCCAGCTTGCGCCCGGCGGAATACAACCCAAGAGTCCAGCTGCAGCCAGCCGATCCAGAATATCAGAACATCAAGCGCAGCATTGAAACCTTCGGATACGTGGATCCGATCATCGTAAACCAGGACGGAACCATCATCGGAGGCCATCAGCGCTACAACGTCATGAAGGACCTCGGATATACCGAAGCGCAGGTCGTCGTGGTCGATCTGGACAAGAATAATGAGAAGGCGCTCAATATTGCGCTGAACAAAATTACAGGAGAATGGGATGAGATCAAGTTGAAAGACCTGCTGCTCGACCTCGATCTCAATGATTACGATCTGACAGCGACCGGTTTCAGTTCCAAAGAGGTCGAAGACCTCGTGATCCGACTCGACAAGGACGTGGAAGCCGAAGATGACAACTTCGATGCCGACGCCGACTATGAATCCATCGAGGAGCCGGTCACCCAGCGCGGAGACATCTGGATCCTGGGCGACCATAGACTCATGTGCGGAGATTCCACTGACCTCGGCGACGTCAACACTCTGATGGGCGGCGAGGAAGCGGACCTCGTGATCACGGATCCGCCGTACAACGTCAACTACAAGGACGGATCCATCAAAAACGACAACATGGACGAGGGATCCTTTGAGGATTTCCTTCAGAATGCATTCCTGGCCATGTTCGAGAACATGAGATCAGGAGCCGCAGCGTACATATTCCACGCAGACAGTGAAGGCCTGGCGTTCAGGCGCGCATTCAGAGATGCCGGATTCAAGCTGGCAGAGTGTCTGATATGGGAAAAGAACTCCTTCGTGCTCGGCCGCCAGGATTACCAGTGGCGCCACGAACCAATCCTCTACGGATGGAAAGAAGGCGCTGCGCATTACTTCATCGACGACCGAAGCCAGGACACAATCCTCCTGGAGGATGAACTCGACCTGGAATCCATGAAGAAGGAAGACCTGATCACATACATCAATCAGATCATCGCACAGTACAAAGACCAGACGACCGTCCTCTTTGAGAAGAAGCCGACAAAGAACGACGTGCATCCAACGATGAAGCCGGTAAACCTGGTCGGAAGACTGATGCGGAACTCCAGCAAGCCAGGATGGAACGTCCTCGATTTATTCGGAGGCAGCGGATCCACACTCATGGCAGCAGAGCAGATCGGCCGCCGGGCGTTTCTGATGGAGCTTGATGAGAAGTTCTGCGACGTAATCGTCCACCGATGGGAAGAATTCACAGGAAAGAAGGCTGTAAGAGCCGGGAAGTTGGAGGTGAGCCTATGATGAACCAATATGAAATCATGGCCGAAATTTTGCGGGGGGGGTACGCTCAGATGAGTGATGGAGAAGTAAAAGGCAGCTTTTATCGGACAGAGATCATCGCGCAGCTTTTCGGAGTGACCGTCCGCCGCGTGCAGCAGCTCACTCAGGAAGGCATCATATCCACCACCAAGATCCTGGAAGATGGAAAGAGCGTCCGAAGATATGACCTCGTGCCGACGATTCAGGCATACGTCAAGTACCTATCGGACAAGGCATACGGAAAGCAGCACCGTACCGATAAGGAAATCGAGCTCAGGGAACAGAAGATGCAGGCCGACATCGCCCTGAAGGAGAGCCAAGGAGAACTGCATAGATTGAAGACCGAGATCGCAGCCGGTCAGTACATCAGCGTAGAAGAAGTAAAACTCGACTACGCTAAATTTTTTGTTGTATTTAAAAAATTCGCCATGAGCGTACCGGCCAGGGTAACCGGGATGCTTTCAGGACAGATGGAACCGTCTGAACTGAGGCGATGCGAAAAGGAGATAGCCGCGGAAGTAAACAGACTGCTCGGAGCGTTTGTCATTGCCGGAATAGTGGGACCAGAGGATGTGAAGAAAGATGGCACCCTTAAAGAAGAAAAGAATACAGATTCGTAAATTCCCAGTCACACAATACCAAGCAGACGCACTCAAGCAGCTCTGCCCGCCTGAGAACATAACCGTTTCAGAGTGGGCGGAAAACTACAGAGTCCTAGACTCCAAGACATCCGCTCTCCCAGGGCCATGGCGGAATGACAAGACGCCGTACCTGAAGGAGATCATGGATGAGCTCATCAATTACGACACGGAAAGAATTATCTTCGTAAAACCGACACAGGTCGGAGGAACCGAAGCCCTTCAGAATATGCTCGGATACGTTATCCAGCAGGATCCATCCCCGACCATGATCGTCTACCCAACAGACATCCTGGCCAAGAGTATCAGCGAGAACCGACTGGAACCAATGATCATGGCGACCAGGACGCTGAAATCGCTTTACAACAAAAACGAATCATCGCAGCTGGAGCTGCAGTTTGATGGAATGTACCTGTCGCTGGCCGGATCCAACTCGCCATCGTCTCTGGCATCGAAGGCGATCAAGTACCTGTTCCTGGATGAGGTGGACAAATACCCAGGATCATCCAAGAAAGAGTCGGATCCAATCTCACTGGCGATGGAGAGAACTAAGACATTCCGAAACAGGAAGATCTACATGACGTCAACGCCAACTCTGGCCACCGGCCACATTTGGAAGGCGCTCATGGATGCGGATATCGAAAAGCATTACTTCATACCGTGCCCGCACTGCGGATCCATGATAGAACTCACGTTTCAGAATTTGAAGTTCCCGTCCGGGGACGACCTGAGCAACCAGGACAGAGCCGACATGGCAGTCTACCGGTGCCAGGAATGCGGTGGAAACATCACGGACCAGGACAAGGAGCAGATGCTCCGGTATGGAGAATGGAAGACCGTGCGCGAGAATTCCAAGTATAACCGCAAGGTAGGATTCTGGATCAACACACTTTATAGCCCATTTGTCCGCTTTTCAGAAATCGTGAAAGAATTCCTGGATAGCAAGGACGATCCGGACAAGCTGCAGAACTTCACGAACTCATGGCTCGCAGAACCATGGGAAGACACCAAGCTGAAGACATCGGCCGACACCGTCCTGGAACGTCAGACAGAGCGGCCTGAATTCACAGCACCAAGCTGGACGAAGTTCCTGACTGCAGGAGTGGACGTTCAGGAGACATCGCTCTACTGGACCATCCGAGCGTGGGGCAGTTACATCACGAGCCAGAACATCGCGCACGGCCAGGCGTTATCCTTCCAGGACATCGAGCAGATCATGAACACGCCGTACTTCACGGAAGACGGAGACCAACTGATCGTGGCGCTGTGCCTGATCGACTCCGGATACGACGCAGACAGCACGTATGACTTCTGCGCCCTGAATTCAGAATGGGCGCTGCCGGTCAAGGGTTCCAACAACCCGATGCTGTCACACTTCAAGCTGTCGAAGATTAACAAGCAAGGAAGCCAGGCATACGGAATGAATCTGGTGCTGGTTGATGGCGATAAGTACAAAGACATGATCGCCGGTCGAATGAAGAAGCCAAACGGCCGCGGAAGCTGGATGGTCTTTGATGGATGCGACAGAGAATATGCTGAGCAGGTAACTGCAGAGCACAAAGTCAACGTCAAATCCGGAAACCGAACCGTTCAGAGATGGGTACCAAAGCGCAGCCACATCGACAACCACTACCTGGATGCCGAGGTATATGCGCTGGCAGCAGCTGATATCTCCGGAGTCAGAACGCTACACCTGCAGGACGAAGCTGAGGCCAAAGCCAAGGCGGAGCGTCCGGAGGAAGTATACGCTCCGGAGGAAACATGGATCAAGCAAAACGAGAACTGGATATAGGAGGAACGACATGAGTGAAGAAAGCAAAGAGCTCGACGGTAATGTCAGCACCGTGGAGCTGCTCGGAGAAGTCAAAACAGCGATCCGAAAAATTCTGATCGGCGGCCAGTCTTATCAGATCGGTAGCCGTAAGCTGACAAGAGCCGACCTCTACCAGCTCAGGAAGCTGAAAGAGGAACTGGAGGCAGAGATAGCCGCAGAGGGCGACACCAGTCTCCTGGACAACACATACGTCGCCTTTTTTGATGGGAGGTGACGGACCAAATGAGCTGGCTAGATAACGTCGTCGCATGGATCAGCCCGGAAGCGGGAGCAAAGCGTGCGGCATGGCGTGCAACGTACAACGAACTGCGCAACTATGACGCAGGCAACAACTCCAGACTGAATGCAGGATGGAGAGCGGCAAACTACTCCGCAGAAATGACGGACAGAACGTCCAGAGACACCATCAGAGCCAGAGCGCGAGACCTGGAGCGAAACTCCGACATCGCGAATTCAGTAATATCGGCATATAAGCGAAACGTCATCGGCGCAGGATATAACCTGCAGGCCAAGACGAAGAAAACAAAGCTGAATGCAGATATCGAGAAGCTCTGGAAAAAATGGTGCAAGGCAAGGAACTGCGACGTGACCGGAACGCAGACCTTGAACCAGATACTCCGAATGGCAGTGACCAGGAAGAAGGTGGATGGAGGAATTCTATTCGTGAAGGTTTACACCAACGATGGAATGATCCCGTTCAAACTTCAGATGATCGAGGTTGATGAGCTCGACACTCTCCAGGTTGGAGAGACAGCTGGAGGAAACCGAATCGTCGGAGGTATTGAGTACAACAAGTACAACAGACCGGTCGCATATTGGATCAGGCAGTACGGCATCGATGGATTCTCCCTGGAGCAGCCAAGAAGAATCGATGCAAACGATGTGATTTTTTATTACACGAAACGCCGCCCTTCTCAGATCAGAGAAATGTCCGATATGAGCCAGACAGCAACCAGAATCCGTGACACAAACGAATTCATGACTGCGGTATCCGTCAAGGAACGAATCGCAGCCTGCCTGTCTGTTTTCATAAAGAAGCAGCTGCCGACAGTCGGCATCGGAAGAAATGCAGCGACGGAAAACGTCGGAAAGCATGAGTACGATGGAAAGACGCTGACACCTGGAATGATCAAAGAGCTCAATGCCGGAGATGAAGTCCAGGTCGTAAATCCGACCGGCCAGGGAAGCGATGCTACATCCTTCACGAAGCTGCAGCAGCGTATGATCGGAGCCGGTCAGGGACTCTCATATGAGGCGACATCCCGCGACATGAGCGAGACCAACTACGCATCCGCAAGACAGGGAGCCATCGAGGATGAGATGACCTACCAGGAGGAGGAAGAAGCAATTCTGGCCATTCTCGATGAGATCTATGAGACATTCGTGATCAGCTGCTACCTGGCAGGACTGATCAAGGTATCCGGAGACTTCTGGACAAAGAAGGATGACTACCTGGAGCACGGATGGATCAAGAGCCCTAAGAAGTGGATCGATCCACTGAAGGAATCCAGCGCAAACAAGACCGCGCTGAATACCGGCCAGAAAACGTACAAAGAGATTGCTGCCGAGAACGGCCGCGACTGGAAGCAGCAGATCGATGACAACCTGGAGGTAATCGAGTATGCGAAAAAGAAAGGCTATGACTTAGGAGGTGTGATATTCGATGGCAAACTCGGATCAGAAAAAGAAGAACCGAAGCCAGAGCCGCCAAAACCGGATGATCAAACCGGAGACGGCCAGGAGGAAGGAACCAACGATGATGACAAGGGCACACAGTCCGGAGACGGAAAAGAAGGCCAGTCAGCATCAGACGAAGGACAGGAATAGAGGCCTGAGAGAACTGAGAGGTTCCATCAGGGCACTCGAAGGAGATGGCAACGAGCGAACATTCGAGCTGAGCTTCTCATCTGAAGAACCATATACAAGATGGTTCGGACAGGAGATCCTCGACCATTCAGCAGGCTGCGTCGATCTGACCAGACTGAATGAGATCGGATGCGTGCTTTTCAACCATGACCGCGACGAAGTGATCGGCAAGATCACCAAAGCGTGGATAGATAACGGACGCGGAATGGCTACAATCGAATTTGATTCAGACGAAGCGTCCGAAGTGATCTACCAGAAAGTAAAAGGCGGAACCCTCAAAGGCGTATCCGTAGGATACCTGGTAGACGACTGGGAGGAAGTAATGCCAAACAAGACCTCGACGGATGGCAGATTCATGGGACCATGCTCGATCGCTAAGAAGTGGGCGCCTTACGAAATCAGCATAGTCAGTGTCCCAGCAGATCCAACCGTAGGTGTGGGAAGGGAAATGGAAGAAAAATCCGAACCCGGAACACAGGACATCCCACTCGATATCTATGAGCGGCAACTTCAAATAAACAAAAACCGAATGGAGGTAAAAGAAAATGACGATTGAACAGATGATCGCACGTCAGCAGGAATTATTAAACGCTGCCAGATCCGCAGGTCGCAACATGACACGCGAGGAAGCCGCAGAATTTGACTCCCTGCAGAGAAGCATCGACGCAGCTAGAGCAGCTGGTGCTGGCATCGCCCATGGCGGCCAGAGTTCCACTCCTGCTGCACCAGCAAACAACACACCGGAAGGCCAGAGACAGCAGACACCTGCTGCAGGCGAAGGTGGAAACGGTGGACAGGATCCACAGAACGCACAGAGAGCCATCGAGGCAGAAAGACAGAGAATCCGCAGCATTGAGGACCTCTGTACAGAGTTCGGTCTTGATGCCAGATCTTACATCGACAACGGATCTACCGAGGAGCAGGCAAGAGCCGCAGTCATTGAACACTTGAGAAGCCAGCACTCACCAGTAGCGACCGGCATCCAGGTAACAGATACACAGGAGGATAAGTTCAGACGCGCCGCTGCTGATTCTCTCCTTATGAGAAGCGGCATGACATTAGAGCGTCCGGAAGACGGAGCCAGAAGCCTCATGGGAATGTCAATCAGAGACCTCGCCATCGAGTGTCTGCAGAGAGACGGATCCAGCGAGAGCAACTTAAACCGCAGAAGCTCAGATGAGCTTTACACAATGATGGCCAGAGGCTTCTACAATCCGGAAGCAGCATTCCCTGCAATCCTCGACCAGACGATCGAGAAGGCATACAAGGAAGGCTACCGCAAGGTATCCGTAACTTTTGACAAGTTCACAAAGAAGGGATCCCTGAAGGACTTCAAGAAGCATGACAACTACTACGTAGCTGGACCAGTCGGCGAGTTCTACGAGGTACCGGAGAACGGAGAGCTCAAGCATGACATCTTCAAAGATGACAAGCTCCCTCAGAGACAGCTGAAGACTTACGGCCGCCAGTTCACTCTTTCCAGAAAGGCATTCATCGATGACGACATCGGTCTCGTGACAAGCCTCCCGGCGAGATATGCAGCCGCAGCAAGAAAGACCATCAACAAGCAGGTATACCAGATCCTGATCAACAACTCCAACATTTACGACGGAGCTGCACTCTTTGGCAAGGAGCACAAGAACCTCCTCGCATCCGGTACCGGAGTAACACAGGAAGCAATGCAGACCATGATCATGGCACTGGCAAACCAGAAGGATCAGTTCGGAGAGAGCATCATCATCAATCCGGCAACCATCGTCGTACCTTCAGGAATGAAGTTCGACATGTACACGCTCTTCTTCAGTCCGACAATTAACACAAGCGACAACACCCAGGCAGTGAACCCACTCTACCAGTACAGAGACAGCATCGAGGTAGTCGAGGATCCGACAATCAACGCATTGTGCGGCGGCCTTGGAAACGTGATGCCATGGTTCCTGATTGGCGATCCTGGAGACACAGACTTCATCGAGATCGACTACCTGAACGGTCAGGAGATCCCGAACATCAGAAGAATGGAAGCTCCTGGACAGCTTGGATTTATCTGGGATATTTACCTCGACTGGGGTATCTCCGTAATGGACTACCGTGGAGCCGTAAAGAACCCAGGAATCAAGGTCGACACGAAGCTGAAGCTCGTCTAAGAGGAAGGAGGAATAAATCATGGCAACAGCAACATTCTGGCAGAGAGGCGAGACTATCGATCGCATCAATGACACAGCAAAAACCATCCCGGCCAATACCATCCAGGCTATCGGTAAGAGAATCGGAGTCGTAGCGATGGAAGCAGCACCGGGACAGAAATACAGCGTCAATGTGGTAGGCGTTTACAGCTTTCCAAAGAAGGCAAGCGAGGCAATCACAGCCGGAGCAGATGTCTACTGGGACAACACAAACGGAGTGATCACCGCAACAGCCGAGTCCAACATCCTCGCAGGCTACGCTATCGCAGACGCAGCCGCAGCGGACGCGGTCGTATCAATTAAGATCAACGCCTAAATGAAGCTCGTGGCAGTTTATCCGATCTTATACGGAGCACGTCAGTATGAGGTCGGAGATGAGCTTCCTGATTCAGAGATGAAGCAGACCTGGCTGGATGCCGGAACCGCCACCCTGGTAGAGGATGAGCCAGAGGCACCGGCTCCAAGAGCGCAGATGCTGACAGCTCAGCCAGGACAGATCGGAATCAGCAATAGTGGCAACGAAGATGACCTCGCTGGAAGAATCCCAGAGAGTATCGAAAGAGCCACTGATCCGGTAAAGAAACCAACCCGGAGCCGAAAAAAATGAGTTTCAAAGACGTAATCGCGTCGGACGTGCACGACACATTCATGAACGCGGATGAGTTCTCGGACATGCATGATCTCAATGGAAAGATGATGCCGGTTCAGGTAGACTCCAACGAACAGATCGAGCGTGAAAAGAGATTCAACCAGCACATGGATGGAATTTATAAAAACCAAAAACTGATCTACGTAGCAGCCACCGACTATGGTCCAATGCCGAAGCAGGGATCCCTGATCCAATTCGACAAGAGGCCATACAAGGTGGCTGATGCCATTTCAGAGGACGGAATCTACTCACTTACACTGGAGGCGAACAGAGCATGATCGAATACCAGGTAGATGAACAGATGCTGGAGGAAGTCCAGGCAAAGCTCGGAGCCATGAAAGCCAAAGCGCCGACGGTAATATCGAGAGCCCTGAATAAGACAGCAACGACAGCGCGAGTAGACCTCGCAAGCAAAGCGCAGGCGACCTATACGGTAAAATCCGGAGGCTTTAAAAAGGACATGACGATCCGGAAAGCGTCCGCAGGAAGGCTAGAAGCGGTGATCCATTCACAAGGCAAACCGCTCTCAATCACAAAGTTTCACACAACCGCACCGAAGAAAACCGGAGCGAAAGCAAACATCATCAAGGGCGGCGGTCTGAAGCAGCTGATCAAGGGTAACATTAAAGCCTTCAAAGGAACCGGAAAGCTGAACGGAAAGATTTATCAGAGACGAAGCACCGCCAGGTTGCCAATCAAGAAGCTGAGCTCCAACTCAATCCCGAAGATGATCGGTAACGAGGAAAAGGTATACGGAGTCGTGAAACCATCCATCGACCGGAACCTGCAGCATTACGTGGAACAGCAAATAGAATTACTCACAAAGTAGGAGGAAGACAATGACACCATGGAACCTTCAGACAGCACTAATCGCTGAAATCGAGAAGCTCCTGGCAGACATGCAGATGGAAAATGCTGCAGGCGAGATCGTGACCGGAATCAAAGGCTACGAACAGAGACTGCCGGAAGTCACAGAAGATGAGGAAGACCAGTCGCAGTTCTTCCCCTATTTTATTGTTCGAATTGAAGAAGGAAACACACCGTCAGACGATGAGCCGTGGCTGGTCGGCACGACGGTGTTATTTGGAATTTATGACGACAGCAAAGAAACGAACGGACACAGAGCAATCATGGCCGCAATGGATAAGGTCATGAACAGATTTCTGAAAAGACCGCTCCTGGATAACAAATTCAGAGCCAACCAGAATGTCAGCTTTGCACTTCAGGACGAAGACACGTATCCGTACTACTTCGGAGGCATCGACATCAAATTCTATGTACCAAAAATAGGAAGGAGCGATGACTGGTCATGAGCGATTCAGCAAAAGCGCCGGAGGAAGCAAAAGCACCGGCAAAGAAGAAGCAGCCAGCAGCGAAAGCGCCTGAGACAGTCCTCTACGTGGGACCAACGATCAATGGCATCGCGATCACTGGCACAGTTTACAGTTCCATCCCGGAAGCCGCAAAGGCAGCCAGGGAGAAGGCACCAATGATCCTGAACCTTTTCATTCCGATCAGAGAGTACGGCACAGCCGAACAGATGATCAGAGAAAAGAGAGGATACATCTACAGCGCATACACAGAAGCACTGAAGCTCAAGAAAGAAAAAGGAGGTAACAACTAATGAGCATCAAGCATGGAATCTACATCCAGGAAGAAGCTACAGACGTCCAGGTCGCACAGACCGGAAGTAGCTCCATCCAGGTAGTCGTAGGAACAGCCCCGGTCAACATGGCCGAGAATCCAAGCGAGGTCGTCAATGTTCCGATCCTGGCCAATTCAGCGACCGAAGCAATGGCAGCGCTCGGATATTCCGTAGACTTCCAGAAGTACACACTCTGCCAGACGATGTACGCAACAGCGAACCTGTTCCAGGCAAGCCCGGTCGTTTACATCAACGTACTGGATCCTAAGAAGCACAAAAAGGACCTCGCAGAAGCAGAGTACCAGATCAACCAGAAGCAGGCAGTGATCGAGAAAGAAGGCATCATTCTCGATGGCCTCACAGTTAAGAATGCGACCGGAGACGTAGCGCTGACACTCGACACAGACTACAGCGCAGCATTCGACAGTACAACCGGATTCCTCACAATCACGATGATCGCAGGAGGCAAGGGAGAGAACGCAACAGCCATCAAGGTAAGCGGTAGCATCCTGGATCCTGACGCAGTGAAGAAAGAGGACATCATCGGAGCGGTGGATCCGTCCACAGGAGCCGAGACAGGAGCACAGCTCATCCGTCAGGTATACCCAAGACTCGGCGTCGTTCCTGGCCTTATCATCGCACCAGGCTGGTCACAGATCCCGGAGGTAGGTCTCGCACTTATCGCCAAGGCAGCGCTGATCAATGGCGTATTCAGGTCAATGGCACTGGTTGACCTCGACACAACCAAGGCCAAGAAGTACACCGACACCAAGAAGGTGAAAGAGGACTCCGGATACACAAGTCCGCACTGCTATCCGCTCTGGCCTTGCGACAGAGCCGGCGAGTACATCCTCGCAAAGTCTGCAGTGGTAGGTGCAGCAGTTGAGTACATCGACGCAGGCAACGACGACGTGCCGAACCTTTCACCGTCTAACCATTTACTCGGCGTTACAGGACAGTGCCTCGCAGATGGCACCGAGGTCGTAGTCGACCAGGACCAGGCGAACACAGTGAACAGCTACGGAGTAGCAACAGCGATCAACCAGAACGGATACCGCCTCTGGGGAAACTACACCGGAGCATATCCGGCCAGCGCAGACGCGAAAGACATCTGGTTCCCAGTACGCCGCATGTTCAACTGGCAGGGAAATAACTTCATTCAGACCTACTTCGACAAAGTAGACAATCCGATGAATAACGTCCTCGTCCAGAGCGTAGTCGACAGCGAGAACATCCGCTGCAGCGCATACGCACCGAAATACTGGGCCGGAGCGTCCATCGAGTACCTGACAGATGACAACCCGAAGACATCTATCCTCGCAGGAAAGATGGTCTTCAGACAGCACATCGCACCGTACACACCAGCGCAGGACATCGAGAACATTCTCGACTACGACACGGACGCGCTGGCATCAGCAGTAGGAGGTAAATAATCATGGCAAACATCATCCCTGAAGTATTAAACCACTTCAATATTTACAACGATGCCGATGCCCTCGTCGGAGTTTCCGGCGAGGTTGAACTTCCGGAGCTTGAGGCAATCACGGACACCGTGGAAGGCACCGGAGTGCTTGGCGAGATTGAGGATCCGGTAACTGGACAGTTCTCCAGCGCCACAATCAAGATCCCGTTCGCAGTTTTATACAGCGACATGTTCTCCATCGTAAATACCACGAAGCCGCCACTCTTAACACTCAGAGGATCCATGCAGTGCACAGATCCGAAGACAGGAGAGACAGGATACTACCCGATCAGAGTCGTTGTTCGAGGCAAAGCCAAGACGACAACTCTCGGCAAGGTGGCCAAGGGCAAGAAGATGGAGTCAGAAGTAGAGCTGGAGATCTTATACATCAAGGTCGAGATCAACAATTCCGTCGTTTTAGAGCTCGACAAGCTCAATTTTGTATTCGTATTAAACGGACAGGACATGCTGGCACAGATCAGAAGCCAGTGCTAATTAACAGGAGGAACGCAATATGAGTGAAAAAGTCACAGAAATTACAAAGCAGGAAGATAACGAGATGAAGCTCAAGCTCAGCAAAGAGTACGACTTCGAAGGACAGAAGATCGGAGAGATCGACCTCTCTGGTTTGGACAACTTAACAGCCGCGGACATGATCCAGGCCAACAAGGTCCTCACAAACAACGGAACGGTGTCAATCCTTCCGGAGACAACGCTGGAATACGACCTCATCATCGCAGCCAACGCGCTGAAGATGCCGATCGAATTCTTCAGACAGTTAAAGCCTAAAGATGCGATGGCACTCAAGAACAGAGTGACGTCTTTTTTATTCGGCGAGGACTAAATCCTGCGGACTTCTCAGATTTGCGGAAATGCTGTCTAACCCTGTCGCTGAATCTCAGCACAGGGTTAGATTATTTTTTGCAAATGAACATCTTTGACCTTATTGATTTATGCGCCGATTTGAAGGAGGTGACACCTAAGAAATGAGCGAATACGAGGTAGCGATTAAGATCGCCGGAAAACTTGATAAATCCCTCCAGGCATCCGTGAACAGCGCACAGAAGATGCTCGGAAGCCTGGGAAAAGGCGGCCTATCATCCGCATTAACCGGAATCGGAAATGCGATGGAAAGCACCGGAAAAGCACTCACTGCAGGAGTCACGATGCCGGTAATCGCGCTCGGAGCAACATCCGTGAAAGAGTTCGGATCCGTGGACAAGTCCATGAAGCTCGTCCAGGCAACAATGGGATCCACCAATGAAGAAGCGGCAACACTGGAAGCAACCATGAAGAAAGCGGCCGCCAATTCCGTATTCGGAATGCAGGATGCCGCAGACGCAACGCTGAACTTCGCCCGCCAGGGCTTCAATGCAGCGCAGGCCGGAGCAATGCTGACGCCAGCGCTGAACCTGGCAGCAGGAACAGCGACAGACCTGTCCACCGTAACCGGAGGACTTGGAAACGCGCTGAAGATGTTCGGTAAGGACGCCAACTACGCAACGACTGCTGCAGATATCCTATCGACAGCACAGGCGCAGGCAAACACGACCGTCACGGACTTATTCGATGCTATGGCAACAGCAGGACCGATCTGCAGCTCAGTCGGGTGGTCAATGTCTGACCTGGCCGCAATCACTGATGTATTCGGCGACGCCGGAATCAGTGGAGCTGAAGGAGCCACAGCATTAAAGACTGGACTGGCAAGGCTGGCAAGCCCGGCCAAAGACGGAGCCGTCTGGATGAAGAAGCTCGGACTTGAGATATTCAATTCAGATGGATCCATGAAAAGCATGGTCGAAGTCCAGAAGCAGTTACATGACAGCTTCCAGGGCCTAAACAGCCAGGAACAGATGTCAGCCGCCGCGGCAATCTTCGGAAAAAACCAGATGGCCAAGTGGATGGCGCTGATCAACGCATCACCAGACCAGGTGCAGAAGTATGCAAGCTCGCTGGAAGCAGCGACCGGAAGCTCACAGAAGATGGCAGACGCACTTCTATCCGGAATGGGCGGATCCCTGGAGAAGCTGAGTTCATCATTCGACGTATTCAAGTATAACGTCGGAGGAATCGCCAGCGAGGTCTTGAAGCCATTCGTGGATAACTTGACCGGGCTGATTGATAAATTCAACAACCTGGATCCGGCAATGCAGAAGACCATCGTGAAGTGGGTAGCAATCGCAGCCGCAGCTGGACCGGTTCTGATCATCGGAGGCCGAATCTTCAAACTGGCAGGATCCATCGTCGGAACATTCGGAAAGCTCGGCAAGGCAGCAGCCAGCGTGGCCAAGAAAACAAAAGGAATGTCCGGACCAGTTAAGGAAGGAAGCAGCGTAATGTCCGCAGCCGCAAAGAACGCGCTCGGATTCGGTGTCGGATTCGCAGCAGCCGCAGCAGGCGTGTGGATTTTAGTGAAGGCAGCCAAGGAGCTCGCATCAGCTGGACCAGGGGCGCAGGTCGCAATCGTCCTGATGGCCGGAGCAATCGTCGGCATGATGGCAATCGCGGCACAGCTCGCACCGAAGCTGCAGGCAGGCACGCAGGGACTGATCGCATTCGGAGGCGCGGTATTGATGGCCGGAGCAGGAATGAGCCTGATGGCACTGGCAGCGACGCAGATCGCAGCCGCAGGACCAATGGCACTCGGAGCACTGGCACTCATGGAAGGCGGCATGATCGCACTCTTAGCAGTCGCCGGAGCGATGGGACCACAGCTCGCCGGAGCATCTGCAGGACTTCTCGCGTTCGGCGGGGCAGTTTTAATGGCGTCAGCCGGTATGAGTTTAATGGCTATAGCCGCAACTCAGGTGGCAGCCGCAGGACCGCTCGCAGTCGCAGCTCTCACGATCATGGAAGTAGGAATGATCGCAATGATGGCAGTAGCCGCAGCGCTTGGACCAGCACTCACGGCCGCATCCGTCGGCCTGGTAGCGTTCGGAGCTGCAATCGTACTGGCCGGAGCAGGATGCCTGATCATGGTGCAGGCTGCACAGCAGATCGCAGCCGCAGGACCAGCCGCACAGATCGCGCTCGTGGCACTGGGAGCTGGACTGATCGCATTCGGAGCAATCGCCGGAGCATTAGCACCGGTTCTATTAGCAGGAGCTGCAGCGATCGCAGCACTGGGAGCAGCGCTCGCAGTCGTGGCCGCAGCCGCAATGTTAGGATCCGCAGCGCTGGCAATCATGTCGGTTTCACTTCCTCTGCTCGTGGCTTACGGCCAGCAGGGAGCATCGGCAATTCTGACACTCGGAGGAGCACTAACCGCATTCGGAGCATCTGCAGCAGCATGTGGAGCAGGCGCACTGGTAGCAGCCGCCGGACTTTTAAGCATGGCAGCCGGAGCAATGGCAGCCGGAGCCGGAATCCTGGTATGCGGGGCAGGCGCTATGGTATTAGCCGCAGCAATCGCCATGATCGCAGCCGGAGCAACAGCCAGCACGGCATCGTTCATGTTACTGGCAGTAATGGTCCGTTTATTCGGAACCGCAGCAACATCAGCAACAGCACCAATCCTAGCGCTCACAGCGGCGATGTTACCGTTCGCAGCGGCCGCACTCGCAATGGCAGCCGGAGCAACAGCAGGAGGCGCAGCCCTTCTGATCCTTGCAGCCGGAGCATTAGCCGCATCGGTCGGCATGGTACCGCTCGCAGCAGCCCTGGCGCTTGCAGCAGCATCGGTGGAAATCATCGGAGCCAGTGCAAAGGCAGCTGGATCGGCGCTTAAATCAATGGCCAAAGGTGCAACAGGAACCGCGGCCAAGATGGCAATCATAGCTGCAGGGGCAGCACCGCTCGCAGCAGCCCTGGCGCCACTGGCAGTCGCAGCAGCGGCCGCAGCAGCAGCAGCCCTGGCATTAGCTGCAGGAAGCACAGCAGCAGCGGCGGCAATCATGCTCTTAGCGGCCGGAATCACGCTGACAGCCGGAGCACTGACACTTTGCAGCGCATCTATCGTGGCATTTAAGGCAAGCGCAGCTGGAATCAATGCGGTAGCAACACCAACAGCCGCAGCATTCACAAGAATGGCAGTAGCTGTGGCACCGTTCACAGCAGCGATCACAGCACTCGCAGGACCAATGATGGCAACATCAGCATCTATGGTCGTATTCGCCGGAGGAATCACGGTGGCGGCCGCATCAGCAACAGCGCTGGCGGTATCACTCAGAACCACAATGGCGACACTGGGAACCCTTGGAGCACTGACCACGGTATCCATGAACATGGTAACAGTGGCGATTCGAAACTCCATGATGCAGTCGAACCAGGCGGTGGTAACCGGAATCACCGTAATGCGGACAACAACGCAGACCGGAATGATCACCATCGTGGCCGTGACCAGAAATGGCATGACCATGTTTGTGGTGGCAGTCAGAACCGGTGGAGCGCAGGCGGTAGCGTCCTGCAGAAGCACAAGCAGCCAGATGGTCGGAGCTTTCTCTGGTCTTTCAGGAAGCATGTACAGCGCCGGATCCTATGCGATGGCCGGACTTAGAAACGGCATCGCGGCCGGTGGAGCCGCAGCAATCGCCCAGGCACGAAGCATCGCGAACCAGGTAGCAGCAACCGTCAACAGCGCACTGAAAATTCACTCTCCATCAAGAGTTCTGGACCAGTCCGGACAGTTCGCAGGCCAAGGTCTCGCAGGCGGCATTCAGAAGACCGGAGCACTCGTTCAGAAGGCAGCCAACGATTCACTGGTGCAGCCAGTCAAGGACGCAGGCTCAAAGACATTTGAGACGCCTACATTCGAGAACCGGTCGAGCGTGATCGGAGACACCGTGAGCGCATTTACTGGACAGAAGCAGTCCGGGAATGGTAACAGCAATGAATCTGCAAGCCAGCAGTTCGTATTCAGTCCAACGTACCGATTCGAGGCGGGCACACCGTCCAAGGAGGACATGGTAGAGGCGAACAGAATGAGCCAGGCAGAATTTAAGAAAATGATGAAAGAATACCGGCGGACGGAAGGCCGCCGGGCATTCGCATAGAAAGGAGGATATAAGTGGCGAACGTTTACTACACAGAAGCAGGAGACACATGGGACAAGATCGCATACGAACAGTATGGATCCGAAAAGTACATGGAGCAGCTGATCCTGGCAAACTGGGACAAACTGGACGTGCTTGTATTCTCCGACGGGGAGGAAATCATCCTCCCCGATATCCCCGAAGATGAACTCAACGACACACCGGTATGGAGATCTGATTCAGACAGAGACGATGGAATACCGGCGGCAGATGAAGACGAATCGGAGGTGGAGTAATGGCAGAAGCAAGACGCGTGATCCCGGATATAGACTTCAATGGGAAAAGCGCAAAGAAGTCGCTGGACGGTCTCACGGAACAGATCGAATACGACGACGTGGCATCCGGAGCCAGCGACACGCTCTCCATTCAGGTCTTTAACAAAGATATGAAATTCTTAAAAGGCTGGCTGCCGAAGAAGGGAGACCGGATCACGGCCAGCCTCACCTTTAAGAATTGGACCAAAGAAGGAGCAGACAAGAAACTATCATGCGGAGACTTTCTCCTGGATGAGATGAAGATGACCGGAGGTCCGCTCGTGGCCACGCTTGGAGGAATATCAATCCCGACAAACTCGGCCATCAAGTCAACCAACAGGACAAAGACCTGGAAGAAAGTAAGCATTAAACAGATCGCCCAGGAGATCGCAAAGAGATACGGCCTGAAGCTCGTATACGACGGACCGGTCTACAAAATCAAATCCATAGAGCAGACAGACAAAAGCGACAGCGCGTTTTTATACGATTTATGCAAGGACTACGGTCTCGGCATGAAGATATACAAGAACAAAATTGTGATTTATGGAAAAAGCAAGTACGAGAAAAAGAAAGCCAGCAAGACCATATCCCGTGCGGACTTCATCGATGACGACTGGGAATACGAAGACACGCTGGAAGGCACCTACACAGGAGCCAGAACCTCGTACAAAAAAGGAAAAGATAACAAAGAGATCAGCATATACATCGGTCTGGTTTCGGAAAAAGCAAAGAACGCCCGCACGCTGAAAATTAGTGAGCAGAGCGACAGCGAGAACGACGCAAGGGTGAAAGCCGCGGCTAAGGTCAACCTGGAAAATGAAAGCGCGACAACACTCAGCGGAACGATCTACGCAAGGCCTGAAATCGTGGCCGGAATCTGCGTAAACGTGAAAGATCTCGGAAAAGCAGACGGAAAATACTTCATCGACGAAGTAAAGACCACGGTAACAGACAGCGGAACCACACAAAGCATTCAGATGCATAAATGCCAGAAGCAACTGAGCGGCGATCCACCGCCAGCACCGAAGAAGGCAGCGGCGCCAGCCAAGAAGGGATACAAGGTCGGTGACATTGTAAACTACCACGGCGGCACACATTACTACAGCTCGTACCCAGGAGCCAAAGGATACAAAGCGAGAGCCGGAAAAGCGAAGATTACAAAGGATCCTAACTGCAAAGGAAACGGACACGCACATCCATGGCATCTGATCCATACAGACAGCACATCGAACGTCTACGGATGGGTTGACGAGGGAACATTCGATTAAAAAGGAGGAACACATGGCAGACAGAACCATCAGAATCGGGAAGGTCTCGTCCGTTGATTACGGAAGCGGGATGATCAAGGTCACATATCCGGATCTCGACAATTCCGTGACCGACGACCTCCCTTATTTAACATTTAACGATGAATACAAGATGCCGAAGGTCGGAGCCAGCGTGCTGGTCGTTCATCTTTCCAACGGATCCGCGATGGGAATCGTGGCCGGAACGTACTGGAACAGCAGCCACAGACCACCGGTCAGCGGCAAAGGCGTATACAGAAAAGACCTGGCGCAGGCAATCGGTGAAGCCTTCCTGCAGTATTCAGGAAGCTCGCTGCAGATTCACGCGCCAGCAATCACGCTCGACGCTTCGAGGATCACACTGGCCACAAAGAGCGGAAGCATCACCGTGGCCGAGATTATCAATCACATCAAAGGATAGGAGGTATTCAGATGGCGACATACAAAGTCACAGCGAGGTCAGGGCTCCGCGTGAGAAGCAAGCCGAACGGAACCATCCTGACAGCAATGCCATACGGAACCACAGTATCCGGAGATGGGAAAAAGCAAAGCGGATGGTACCACGTAAAGTACAAAGGAAGATGGGGCTGGGCTTATGGCCAATACCTGAAAACGGTCGCAAAGAAAAAGAAGACCGTGGCCAGCATTGCTGCTAAAAAGAAAAAGAAAACGAAAAAAAAGACCAGCACCAAAAAGAAAACCGACACCAAGAAGAAGACCGACACCAAGAAGAAGACCGACGAAGCAAAGAACCGTGCAAAAGCAAAAGGAACACTCGGCTGCTGGGGAACGGATCTGATATTTGAGGTCAATAGCAAGAAGATCCTGACAGCTAAAGACATCAAGGTATCGCAGGACTCCAGATGGACGAAGCACAACATCCTTCAGAACGTGCCGCGCGGGGAATTCAGCGGACCAGACACAATGGGCGTCACTCTTACCATCACGCTATCCGCAGAGCACGGAGTGAAGCCAAGAAGCACGGTCGAGAAGATCCGGAAAGCCAACCGGAGCGGACAGGTGGAATACCTGGTCATTGGAGGCAAAATCATGGGCTCCAACAAAATGGCAATCACAGCAACATCGGAGACCTGGGACGCGATCTACAACAAAGGCGAGCTTGTGAAAGCCAAGATCGACGTCACATTCATGGAATATTCATAAGGGAGGGAATCTAAGTGGCTTTTATAAGAATTAACCAGATCAAAGACGCGGACGGTTCCATCGAACCGGATGAATTGGAACTGGCCAACGACATCATCGAAGCAATGATGATCACAAGAAAAGGATCTATCCCTGGAAGCCGGGGATACGGTCTGACACAGATCTTCATTGACATGCCAGGGCCGGACGCAATCAACATGATCACAGTGGAGCTCGCAGAGGCAATGGACGAATACATACCAAGCCTGGAGCTTCAGGACATAAAAGGAACCCAGGACGAAGAAGGCGTGCTGGAATTAGATATCTACATAGGAAGGAGGTAAAAGAGCATGGCAATCGAACAGATCGAGAGACTCCCGGACGTCAGCTTCATCGATGACGACATCAACCTGGATGGAATCCAGAAGCAGATGCTCCAGGACTACCAGGACAAATACATGGAGGAAACCGGAGAAGAAACCGTGCTGGACAGAGGCGAGCCGATCTCCCTGATTTTATACGCCTGCTCCGTGCAGATTTACCAGATGTACATGTACGTCGATAGAGCCGGAAAGCAGAACCTTCTCAAGTACGCATTCGGAGCCTTCCTGGACAACCTGGCAGCGCTCAAGGGCATCGAGAGAACTGCTGCCAAACCGGCAACGGTAACGATCCGGTTCACGCTTTCAGAGGCGCAGCCAGGAGCAACAGCCATCCCGGCCGGAACCAGAGTCACAGACGGAACGGTCTACTTTGCGACAGACGAATACGCAGAGATCAAGGCAGGAGAGACCACGGTCGATGTGGCCTGCACTTCCATCGAGACCGGAGAAGCTCTGAACGGAATCACAGAAGGATCCATTCAGACACTGGTGGATCCAATCCCGTACATAGAGAGCGTGACCAACATCACGGAAACAGATGGCGGCGCGGATCCGGAGAGCGACGAATCCCTGAAGGACAGAATCTACATCGCACCGTCCCGCTATTCAACGGCCGGAACCGAGGAAGCCTACATCTACTGGGTAAAGACGTACAACGGAAACATCGCAGACGTCAAGGTCGGCAGCGACAACCCAGGAGAAGTAGATATCGTATTCCTGATGGATGACGGAATCCCAAGCCAGGAGATGATCACAGGGCTGACGAAGTACATCACGGATCCGAACATCCGGCCACTGACCGACAAGGTCGTGGTAAAAGCACCGACAGCGGTCAACTACAACATCGAGTTGACCTACTACATCAATTCTTCAGATTCTGGATCCGTAGCAACGATCCAGGGAGAAGTAAGCAAGGCAATCGATGAATTCGTAACGTGGCAGCAGTCCAAGATCGGCCGCGACATCAACAGCTCGGAACTGATCAAGAGAATCACTGCTGCAGGAGCCAAACGAGTAGAAATCAAGAGTCCGGTCTTTCAGAAGATCGGCGGCACTTCCATCGCGCACCTGGCAAGCCGGAGCGTGACATACGGAGGTGTTGAAGATGATTGATATTAGAAACGGAGAGCTCGCAGATCTCTGGCCGGACGAAACAAGCCCGGAATTCAAGAGCATAAGCTACGCGCTGCACATGGCAATCATTAGAATGCTGGAAAAAGCTGCAGGCGTAGGCAGCTCCTGCGACATCGACCACCTGGCAGAATCCACGCTGGACTACATGGCAGTAGAAATGCGCGCCATGTACTACGACCAGCACGCAGACATCGAGACCAAACGCTCGATCATCAAGAACACGCTGAAATGGTACACGCAAGCCGGTACCGTCAAGGCAACAGAGGAACTGATCGCCTCAGTGTTCGGAGACGATGCCAGGCTGATAGAATGGTTCGATTTTACAGAGCCACCAATCGAAGCTAACACGTTCGATGTGGAGACAGAGGCGCTGATGACAAAGGACATCATCAGCGAGATGACCTCAGTCATTAAAAAGGTCAAGAATTCAAAATCCCACATCCGAAGGGTGACCGTGCTGCGAGAACTTCACTCTGCAGCAACCATGGCCACCCACATAACTGCAATCAATGAATGCACCGTGAGCAATCACGAGATATCAGATACAGACGCAACCGAAGGAATGAACGTGGCAGCAGTCGCCGCACCGGTTACAGAGACCTACGCTCTGAATACCACAGCAGGAGACGTCCAGGCTACGGCCGGAGCATTTATCGCAAGCGCAACCGGCACCGAAGGAAGCACCTACGTCCTAAATGATAACCAGGGAGTCACGGAGGCATCCGGCACCATCGATGTCGGGCCAGCTAATGCATCAGAGGAAAGCACCCACGCCCTGAATGCAGAGACCGGCAAAGCAGACCTCTCACAAAGCGAAAGAGCTGCCATGAGAGCAAACATCGACTACCAGACAACAACAGTCATAAAGGAGGAATAAATCAATGCTTATTTGGAATCCAAGTAAACTGACCACGAAAGGAAAAGCGCTCCTGGCAAAAGCCCAGGCGGGCAGATGCACAATCAAGATCACGAAGGCGCAGACCGGATCCGGCCAGTACAGCTCCGGAGAGGCAACAGACACCAGAACGTCACTCAAGACACCGGTGCAGACACTGCCAATCCACAGCAAAGAGATCCAGAACGGAAGTACACTCGTTCTGAAGGTAGCGATCACAAATAAGACCAGCGACACGGACGTCCTGAAATCAGGATATGAAATCCGTGAGTTCGGTATTTTTGCGCAGGATCCGGACGATGGCGAAATCTTATACAGCATCGCAACCGCAAGCACCAGCGACTACATGCCAGCATACAACGGCGTGATCCCGTCCGTCATTTCCATGAGTTACTACCTGGAGGTAGCCAACGCATCAAGCGTCACCATTGTGACCGCAGGAGGCCTGGCACTTCAGAGCGACCTGGAAGCCCTGGCAGACAGAGTAACCATCATCGAGCAGGCAGCCGTGAAGAAATACGGAGCCAGAAAGAAAGTCGCCCAGCAGAGCTGCGGTGCAGAAAGCTGGGAGCGACTCGGTGGAGCTGTCGGCCTTACAGCCAAGGCAGCAGTCGGAACCGGAGACGTCCAGAACGACTTCATGAAGTCGGTATATCCATACAATGCCTGCAGACCGTGCAACATCAAAGAAGACGGTACCGTGACCGCTTACCTCGGAGACGCGAACTTCTCCTGGGACGGATCCAACGGAGACGTCATGCTGGAGATGCCACTCTGCTACACATCCCGCTACTTTGAAACAGACAGCGATGGCGTGGAGTGGGAATACAGATGGGTATCATCCGCACCGGTGGATGGCCTGCACGTAAACCCGGCATACACAGATGGAAGCAACATCAGTGAGAAGACTTACATCCCAATCTTCAATGGATCCGCCGGAACGAGCGACGTAGGAGAAAAGGACGTCATCCGCTCGATTGCCGGAGCGACACCACTCACAGAGGCAACCAGGGTAGCCTTCAGAACCCGCAGCCGCAACAAAGGCGAGGGCTGGCAGCTTGACGACGTATGGAACATGTTCCTGCTCGACCATTTATTTATAATCATGTTCGCAGGAACCCAGGCACAGAGAATCCTCGGAGCAGGTCGTACCGGCTTCAGAGAGAATGGCGACGACAAAGCTCTGAAAACAAAGAAGGCAGCCAACTGCATCACGATCGCAAGCGACAGAGCTGCGCAGTTCTTCGCAGGCCAGCAGATCGCCATCGGAACAGCTCTCTGGAACCACAGTATCGTATGGGGCAGAACAATCACAGAATTTAAAACTTCCACAGAGGTGGAGGCAGCGACAGAAATCTACTTCGACGGACCTCCAGTGGATATCACAGAAGGCAACGTGATCTGGTCATGCGTTCAGAACACCGGCGAGACAACCGCAATGAAATGCCCGAACGGATGCCTGGAGGATCCCGAAGGGCCAACAGGAGTAAAGCTCGGCTCAAGACGTGCGGTCCGTTTCTTATGGATCGAGGACTGGTTCGGCAACATGTGGCAGTTTAGAGACGGAGTCAACATCAAGAACCGCCAGCACTACTGCTGCAATAAGCGTGCAAGCTACGCAGACGACACATACACCGGAGACTACCAGAAACTCGGTTACGTATGCCCGACAAGCGACGGATACATCAAAAAGATGGGATTCGACAGCTTGCATCCGGAATACGAGCTGCCGGTCGAGGTAGGTGGTGGAGCCGACTCTTACAACGGCGATTACTACTACCAGAGCGAAGGCGGAACGCTGGTGATTTCTGGCGGTCACGTGGACAGCGGTACGTATGCCGGGCCTTTCTCCCGGACCTGTGGCAACGGTACGGGTGCTGCGAACTGGCACATCGGCGGTCGCCCTCATTGCCGCAAGGCTGCCATTTAAAGGGGGACCGGGGGACCTCTATCCCCCGGAACTACCGGCAGCATAACTGAAAAATAGGCAGGCGCAAAGACGAAGGCGCCTGCTGCCAATAAAGAAAACTAAACACAGGGAGCGTAACTGCGCGCGGCTGGTGATCTCTGGCGGTAACGTGAACAACGGTACGAATGCCGGGCCTTTCTACCGGAACTGTAACAACGGTACGGGTAATACGAACTGGAACATCGGCGGTCGCCCACTTTGTTAGATTCTCGATTTTTATGGCATCATCGATTTATTCGTTAAGATAATGCCGCAGGTGCGCTTCCTTACCCCTTGGTAAAAATAGGCCGCGAATGGCGCTGGTTAGTACGCCAGGAATGGAGCTGGAAAGTCAGCGAGGCTAACAAAGAGAGTCTGAAAGGAGATAGCCATTCATGGAAGATACACAAAAGCAAGACAAGCTACCACCAATCAAATACACGAAGCGAGTCGGTCACTTATTCGAGCACGTCCGAGACATCGACAACCTGAAGGAAGCGATCAAGGACGCAGCGAGACATAAGCGGAAGCGCAAAGAGGTCCAGAAGGTCCTGGAGGACATTGATGGACACGCGCTGGAGCTGCAGAAGATGCTGGATGAGGAAACCTTCATACCGGCCAAGTACACAATGCGACGAATCAACGATGGCATTCAGAAGAAGACCAGAGACATCGCAATCCCGCGATTCTGGCCAGATCAGTGTGTACATCATGCATTCGTTCGCATTTTCAAGCAAATCGTTCTGCATAGCGCTTATCCGTTCAGCTGCGGATGCGTACCGGGAAAAGGAACGCACGGAGCAAAGACCGCGATCGAGAAGTGGATCAGGAAGGATCCGAAGCATACCAAGTACGTCCTGAAGCTAGACGTCCGAAAATGCTATCCAACCATGAACCACGAAGAACTCCGGAAGAAGCTGCAGCGCAGGATAAAAGATAAGAAGTTCCTGCGCCTGGCAGATCGGATCATCGCGAGCTTCCAACAGCCGATGGCCACGCACGAAAGACTGCTGCCAGAGACCGATGCGGTAGGCATCCCGGTCGGGCTCTTTACCTCGCCATGGTTCTGTAACTTTTTCTTTCAGGACATCGACCACAAGTTCGCCGAGAAAACCGGAACCGCGCACAACGTGAGATATGTGGATGACATGGTCTTGTTTGACTCAAGCAAACGACGACTGCACAAGGCTCTCGAATTCATCGAAGCCGAAGTAAAAGCCACGAAGCAGACCGTCAAGGACAACTGGCAGGTCTTTATATTGAGCAAGCGCCCGCTTGACTTCTTAGGTTTCAAGTTTCATCCGAACAAGACAACCATCAGGAAGTCGATCATGCTAAGGATCAGCCGGAAGGCCAGGACGATCGCCAGAGCTGCATACGCATCCATCCGGAACGCACACGCCATGGTTTCATACATCGGATATATCGTGAATTCAGACAGCCAGCACTTCTACGAGAAATGGGTGCGGCCGTTTGTTAATATTAAGCATCTGAAAGGAGTAATCGCTGATGAAGACAGAAAGCAACATCAGGCCTGCGTCGCAGTTTGAAATTGAGGCGCTCCCGCCAATCGAAGGAAGATCCTGCACCGTCATTTTATATGACAATGTCCAGGGACCATTCACACGCCAGGCTTCAGGAGAAGACCAGGAGCCACAGGAATACTTTACATTTGACCGCTACACAGTAGACACGATCTACAGAGAAGGCCTCGCTGCAGCAGTCGCAGCAGACACAGAGACCTGGATCCAGAATGCCAAGGAGGAGGAAGCATCCGGAGAGCAGCCATCAGAGCTGGAAATCCTGACGAAGACCGTCACAAAGCAGCAGGCTCAGATCGAGTCGATCAACCAGAGCGTCGACGACATCACGCTCGCGATTCTTGGAGGTGAGTAAAATGTATGAAAGACTGAAAAGATTATACCAGGAAGGACGCGCGTCCGAAGCAATGCTGAAGAACGCAGTCAAGAGAGGATGGATCACAGATGAAGAAATGCAGGAGATCATCGCCTCAAAGAAAGAGCCAGAGGTTCCAGTGTCTACACCGGAATCCAGATAACACCTGCAGAAGGACATACGAGCCATGCACGGAAAGCTGCCGGTACTTCGGTACCTGCGGCGAGTGCGTGGCTTATTTTATCCCGACAGGCCAGCAGCCATGCAGAAGCTGCGACAAATTAAATGCAGGAGGGAGGTAGGAACCAATGGACATGGCAACAATCGTCGTGGCCGCCAGCATTCCGTCCGCGTTCACAGGCTTCTGTTTCTGGCTCATCGAGCAGAGCATCAAGAAGCGCGCGGACAAGGAAAAAGAGGAACGCGAGGATCGCCAGCGCCAGCTGGACGAACGCGAACAGATCAGAGAGAAGAATGAACTCTGCATCATCAACAGCGTGAACGCAGCCATAGCGCTCGGAGAGGCCACAGCCAGAGCCGTGCAGAGAATCCCGGATGCGCACTGCAACGGAGACATGCACGCAGCCCTGGACTACGCTCAGAAGGTCAAGCACGAACAAAAGAACTTTCTGAACGAGCAAGCACTGAAATATATCATCGAGGAAGGAGAACAAACATCATGAAAAACATCGACTGGAAAAGAAAACTGACAAGCAGAAAGCTCTGGACAGCAGTGGCATCATTCGTATCAATGATGATCGTAGCCACAGGAGGCGCAGAGAACACAGCCACACAGGTAACGGCACTCATTATGGCCGGAGCATCCGTCGTGGCATACATCATCGGAGAAGGACTCACCGACTCCGCAAACATTGGATTCGACGATTCAGAGGAATAAGAAGCACAAAGCACCCAGGGCGGCCACCAGGCTGCCCTTTTTTATTTAGGAGGTATGAAAGATGGCAATCACAGAGAAACAGCAGAGATTCATCGAAGACATAGCTAAGCACGTGCAGAAGTACGCGAGAGCATACGGAATCCTGATACACAGTCCCATCATCGCCCAGGCGATCCTGGAATCCGGATGGGGAGAGAGCAAGCTGGCCGCGAAGTATCATAACTACTTCGGACTGAAATGCGGATCCAAATGGACCGGCAAGAGCGTCAACCTTACCACCAAGGAAGAATACCAGCCAGGAACCCTGACGACCATCAAGGATAACTTCAGGGTTTACGACAGCATGGAGGAAGGCGTCAAGGGATACTTTGAATTTATCCAGCTGCAGAGATACCAGAATCTGCGAGGCATCACGGATCCGAAGAAATACCTGCGGACAATCAAGAACGACGGATACGCCACATCGAGCACATACGTCGAGAGCAACTACCAGTTGATCACGACGTACAAACTCACCAAATACGACAAGGAGGACGCAGCAATTAGCAAAATAGAAAAAGCAGTACAGCAGATGGAAGCATGGGCCGGAGACGACTCCCATGGCTACGACCAGACATATAGATGGGGACAGCGTGGAGACTTTGACTGCTCCGCAGCAGTGATCCAGGCATGCGAGAACGCAGGAATCCCGGTCAAGAGCAAAGGTGCAACTTACACCGGCAACATGCTCGCAGTATTCAAAAAATGCGGATTCGTTGACGTTACCAGCAAGGTAAACCGCTCGACCGGCGCAGGACTTCTCCGTGGAGATGTTCTCCTGAACACTTCACACCACACCGCAATGTACTGCGGCAACGGCAAAGAGGTAGAGGCAAGCATCAACGAAAAAGGAACCGCAACAGGCGGCAAACCTGGCGACCAGACAGGTAAAGAGTTCCTGATCAGAAGCTACCGCAACTATCCATGGACCAACGTCCTCAGATACGCTGCAGAGTCCCAGGCTTCCGGATCCGGAAAGAAAGACGTCACCACAGTGGCCAAGGAAGTGCTGGCAGGCTCATGGGGCAATGGCGATGAGCGAAAGAACAGATTGACTGCTGCCGGTTACGATTACGCAGCAGTGCAGGCAGAAGTCAATCGCCTCGCAAGCGGAGCCTCATCAGCTCCAAAAAAGAGCACGACGGAAATCGCAAAAGAAGTCCTCGCAGGAAAGTGGGGAAACGGCGACGATCGCAAGAAGAAGCTCCAGGCAGCAGGATATGACTATGCAGCAGTGCAGGCAGAGGTCAATCGTCTGGCCAAGAGCGGAAGCTCCGCAAAGAAAAGCGTGGCTGCCGTGGCCAAGGAAGTCCTCGCAGGAAAGTGGGGAAATGGCGATGCCAGAAAGAAGAAACTGCAGGCCGCCGGTTACGACTACAATGCAGTTCAGAAGGAAGTCAACAGACTCATGAGATAAGATGATCCCGACATCAATGTCGGAAACATAGACAAAAGCCAGGGAGGTCAAGCCTCTCTGGCTTCTTTTTTGATGGCCTCAGCATCGGCCAGGAAGAAAATATCCCACACGTCCTGCGGGGAGAGTTGATACCGGACCGCGATCCGGACTATATGCTTGCGCTGGAATGGCTGCCGCCCGTTCCAAATCGTCGAGAAATTGGATGCAGTCATGCCCAGGAAGACCGCAAGCGCCTTATTTGTATCGCCATGATCATCCATGGCCTGTTTCAATTTTTCTTTATCAAACATTTTGATTCATTCCTTTCTAAAAGGATTACCGTGGAGCGCTTCGATTAAGCTGCGCGGGGAAGCTGCAGAAAACCCAGGATAAATTCATGCAATCATAGGCGACGCCTTTCTGGCCGGTGGCCGGGTGCAAGGTTTACGAGGACGTCCAGCGGGGCTGCCGGACCTTCAGGCTTTCACATTAAAAACCAGGGAAACTTGTCGAACATCATCCACGGTACCCGTCGCGCTTCTTCCTGCAGGACTTCGGACCTGCCATCGGTGGTTTAATACCTGGGAGACTAGCTCTCCCAGAGTTCAATGTCGTGAATTTCGATACAGGATCCGAATTGATCCTTTGCAGCCTTTCTGGCCTGCGCTTTCGTATCGACGTAAGCTCTGACGACGTCCCAGGCGCCGCCAGGATAGCTCCAAGTTACTAAGTAAATACGGTTTGTTTTTCTCATGATTTAGACCCCCTATCTTTCAGACACCCAACGCTCTACCTGTTCAACGTTGCACTCGATGTAGCAATCGCACACGTCACGGAAGACTGCGATTTTTTCAGTTTTTCCACACCAGGTATGAGTTTCAAATCTTACGAACCAAGCACTGCGGCTAGCCCATCCACACCAGTATTCCTTACCAACAACTAATTCATTCGCTTTCATTTTCAAGTCCTCCGTTTCGTTTTTGCTTTCCTTTAGGTTGTCTGTATATTAGCTCTGATACCGGTACTATTCAAGTTATTTATAACCGTAAACTGCACAAAGATCTCGGCCGGTTTTTGGTGGTAATTAGTATAATTTATAACTACTGCATGGAGCCATCCGGAAGGAACCGGCGCATGTTATACCGGCCCATCCAGGTGAACGACACCAGCGCCATCTGACCAGTGGCCGCAGCCTTCTGGCGAGCAGTTCGGAAAGCCTGGTCCTGGCTCTGCGTTTCCATATAGAAGCCGCCGGCACCGTGCACACGATAGATCACATTCATACAAGGCACCTCCTAACGTTTTTTGATTTCACCGAAGGCAAGGATATCCTTCACCATCCAGTCGTAACCACAGAATCCAGCGTTTGCTTTGCGGAGTTTCCTGGCTTCCTTCGCATCAACGATACGAGCAGAGATCACGGCACACCAACCATCGTCCCAACGATAAGCCCAGGAGCCTCCGTCGAGTTTGGCAAACAGCTTCTGCATAGAGGCAGCCTGGGACGTTTTGAAAATGTAGTGTCCCTGATCCGCTCCGGACCATTTACCATTCCAGCTTGCCGCGTACGGCATTGATAATTCAAAACACAAAATCATAAAAAGACCTCCTTTATTTTACATTCACTTTTTTATATTGCGGGCGGA